TCCTGAAGTGCCGCTTATTCCACTTGTACCTGATGTGCCGTTTTCGCCTGAAGTACCATTAGAACCTGTAGTTCCTGAGGTACCGCTTTCGCCTGATGTGCCAAAAGTACCATTTTCACCACTTGTTCCATTAGAACCAGTTGTACCTGATGTGCCACTTTCTCCTGATGTTCCTGAGGTACCATTTTCACCCGCTGTTCCGGCAGTACCTGATGTACCTGATGTACCTGAACTACCAGAACCAGCTGAATCACCATTATCACCTGAAGTTCCTGCTGAACCTGAAGTTCCACTTCCACCACTTGTACCTGATGAACCTGTTGAACCTGATCCACCTGATGTACCACTTGTTCCTGAAGAACTAGATTCACCTGATGTGCCATTTGAACCTGTTGTACCTGAAGTACCGCTTGTTCCTGAGGTTTCACTAAAACCACTTATACCTGATGTACCATTAGCTCCGGATGTGCCATTTGAACCATTAGTACCTGAAGTACCTGATTCGCCTGATGTGCCATTTGTTCCGTTTTCTCCTGAGGTACCATTTTCACCTGATGTTCCTGATGTTCCTGATTCGCCTGAAGTACCTGATGTACCATTATCGCCTGAAGTACCATTTGATCCATTAGTACCAGAAGTACCTGATTCGCCTGATGTGCCATTTGTACCATTATCACCTGAGGTTCCATTAGAACCCGTTGTACCTGAGGTACCTGATTCACCTGAAGTACCTGAAGTGCCATTAGCACCTGAAGTACCATTTAAACCTGATGTACCTGATGTACCTGATTCACCACTTGTACCTGATGTACCATTTTCGCCACTAGTTCCATTTGAACCGTTAGAACCTGAAGTTCCTGATTCGCCTGAAGTACCGTTTGTGCCATTTTCGCCTGAAGTACCATTTAAACCATTTGTACCTGAGGTACCACTTATACCTGATGTACCACTTGTACCATTATTACCGCTTGTTCCATTAGAACCACTAGTACCTGAAGTACCTGATTCGCCTGAAGTACCGCTTATACCATTATCTCCTGAAGTACCATTTGAACCTGTTGTACCAGAAGTTCCTGATTCACCGCTTGTACCTGAAGTACCGTTTTCACCATTCGTTCCGTTTGAACCTGTAGTTCCTGAAGTACCGCTTTCGCCTGATGTACCGTTTTCTCCTGAAGTACCATTAGAACCAGTAGTACCGGATGTACCTGATTCGCCTGAAGTGCCTGAAGTGCCGTTAGCACCTGAAGTGCCATTTGAACCAGTTGTACCTGAAGTGCCTGATTCGCCTGATGTGCCATTTGTACCATTTTCACCACTTGTTCCATTTGAACCGTTAGAACCTGATGTACCACTTATACCACTTGTACCTGATGTACCATTTTCACCTGAAGTACCTGAAGAACCATTTGATCCGCTTTCACCTGAAATACCAGATGTGCCATTTGATCCATTTATACCTGAAGTTCCTGAAGAACCGTTTGAACCGGATTCGCCTGAAGTTCCTGAAGAACCGTTTGAACCAGATTCGCCTGAAGTTCCTGAAGAACCGTTTGATCCGCTTTCGCCTGATGTACCACTTGTACCATTTTCGCCTGAAGTACCATTTGAACCTGTTGTACCAGAAGTACCGCTTTCGCCTGATGTACCACTTGTACCATTTTCGCCTGATGTTCCATTAGAACCAGTAGTACCTGATGTACCACTTATTCCACTAGTACCAGAAGTACCTGATTCGCCTGATGTACCATTTGTACCTGAAGTACCAGATTCACCTGATGTACCTGAAGTACCGTTTTCACCACTTGTACCTGAAGTACCTGTAGTTCCAGATGTACCGCTTATTCCGCTTGTACCTGAAGTTCCATTATCACCGCTTGTTCCATTAGAACCTGTTGAACCTGAAGTTCCTGATTCACCTGAAATACCACTTGTTCCATTTTCACCACTTGTACCTGATGTACCTGATGTACCTGATTCACCTGATGTACCTGATTCACCTGATGTTCCTAAAGAACCAGATGTTCCTGAAGTTCCTGATTCACCTGATGTACCCGAAGTTCCTGATTCACCTGATGTACCCGAAGAACCGTTTGACCCGCTTTCGCCTGAAATTCCTGAAGTTCCTGAAGAACCATTTTCTCCACTTGTTCCGTTAGAACCAGTTGTACCTGAGGTACCGCTTATACCTGATATACCATTTGTACCATTTTCGCCTGAAGTTCCGTTTGAACCAGTAGTACCTGATGTACCGCTTTCGCCTGAAGTTCCTGAAGTACCATTTATACCTGAAGTTCCATTTGAGCCTGTTGTACCAGAAGTACCTGATTCGCCTGAAGTTCCTGAAGTACCATTTTCACCTGAAGTACCATTTGAACCTGTTGTACCAGAAGTACCACTTTCGCCTGATGTACCTGATGTGCCATTTATTCCTGAAGTGCCTGAAGAACCATTAGAACCTGAAGTTCCTGATTCGCCTGATGTACCTAAAGTACCACTTTCGCCTGAGGTGCCACTTGTTCCTGTTGAACCACTTTCACCTGAAATTCCTGATGTACCTGTTGAACCATTTTCACCACTTGTACCTGAAGTACCTGTTGAACCTGATTCGCCTGATGTGCCAGAAGTGCCATTTGAACCACTTTCACCTGAAGTTCCTGAAGAACCATTTGAACCTGATTCGCCTGAAGTACCTGATGTACCAGTTGAACCACTTTCGCCTGAAGTACCAGATTCACCTGATGTACCTGAAGTACCATTTATACCTGAGGTACCATTTGAACCTGAAGTACCGCTTTCGCCTGATGTACCACTTGTACCATTTTCGCCTGAAGTTCCGTTAGAACCAGTTGAACCTGAAGTACCGCTTACACCTGATGTACCTGAAGTGCCATTTTCTCCTGATGTGCCATTAGAACCAGTTGTGCCTGAAGTTCCGCTTATTCCACTTGTACCTGATATTCCGTTTTCTCCTGAAGTACCATTAGAACCTGTAGTTCCTGAAGTGCCTGATTCGCCTGATATGCCAGAAGTGCCATTTTCGCCACTTGTTCCATGTGAACCTGTAGTTCCTGATGTACCTGAAATTCCTGAAGTACCTGATGTACCATTTTCGCCTGAAGTTCCGTTTGAACCAGTAGTACCTGATGTACCACTTTCACCTGAAGTACCATTTTCACCTGAAGTGCCATTAGAACCTGTTGTACCTGAAGTACCTGATTCGCCTGAAATTCCTGATGTGCCGTTTTCGCCTGATGTACCGTTTGAACCAGTTGTACCAGAAGTTCCTGATATACCTGATGTGCCACTTAAACCATTTTCGCCTGAAGTGCCATTTGAACCTGTGGTTCCGGATGTGCCAGAAATGCCTGATGTACCTGATGTACTATTTTCACCAGAAGTGCCATTTGAACCTGTTGTACCTGAAGTACCACTTTCGCCTGAAGTGCCTGATGTACCGTTTTCGCCTGAAGTACCGTTTAAACCTGAAGTTCCTGATGTACCTGAAATACCTGATGTACCTGATGTTCCATTTTCACCTGAAGTACCTGATGTACCATTTTCACCTGAAGTGCCATTAGAACCAGTTGTACCTGATGTTCCACTTGTACCTGATGTACCGCTTGTACTACTTTCGCCACTTGTACCTGATGTACCTGTTAAACCTGAAGTACCATTAGTACCTGTTGTACCTGATGTTCCATTTTCTCCAGATGTTCCTGAAGTTCCTGTTAAACCTGAAGTACCTGATATACCTGACGTACCTGACGTACCGTTTTCACCTGAAGTTCCATTTGAACCAGCAGTTCCTGAAGTTCCTGATATACCTGATGTACCGTTTGAACCTGTAGTTCCTGAAGTACCGCTTTCGCCTGAGGTTCCTGAGGTACCATTTTCGCCTGAAGTTCCTGATGTGCCATTAATTCCTGAAGTACCAGAAGTACCATCAGCACCTGAAGTACCTGAAGTACCTGTAGCACCTGAAGTGCCATTAATACCGGATGTACCTGATGTACCACTTGAACCAGATATTCCTGAAGTACCGTTAGTTCCTGAAGAACCAGATGTTCCAGTTGTACCTGAAGTACCGGATGTACCATTTTCTCCACTTGTACCTGAAGTGCCATTAATACCTGATGTACCTGATGTACCGTTTACTCCTGAAGTGCCTGATGTTCCTGTTATGCCTGAAGTACCTGATTCACCTGAAGTACCTGATGTACCATTAGCACCTGAAGTGCCATTTGAACCAGTTGTACCTGATTCGCCTGATGTACCATTAATACCTGATGTACCGTTTGAACCATTAGAACCTGAAGTTCCTGAAATTCCTGAAGTACCTGATGTTCCGTTTTCGCCTGAAGTACCGTTAGTACCTGTTATACCTGAAGTACCGCTTATTCCACTAGTACCTGAAGTACCATTTTCACCATTCGTTCCGTTTGAACCTGTAGTTCCTGAAGTACCGCTTATTCCACTTGTACCTGATGTTCCGTTTTCACCTGAAGTTCCATTAGAACCAGTTGTACCAGAAGTTCCGCTTTCACCTGAAGTTCCTGATGTGCCGTTATTTCCTGAAGTGCCATTTGAACCAGTTGTACCTGATTCGCCTGATGTGCCATTTATTCCTGAAGTGCCATTTGAACCAGTTGTACCTGAAGTTCCTGATTCGCCTGAAGTTCCTGATGTGCCATTTATACCTGATGTACCATCATTACCTGTTGTACCTGAAGTGCCTGATGTTCCGTTTTCGCCTGAAGTTCCTGATATACCTGAAGTGCCATTAATACCTGAAGTGCCTGATGTGCCATTTTGTCCTGAGGTACCACTTGTACCTGAAGTACCTGATATACCTGCTGTACCTGAAGTTCCAGAAACACCACTTGTTCCTGAAGTTGTATTTACATATCCAAATTGGCCACTTATTGGGTTATAAGTTACAACATAATTTGTATTTAATTCAGGTAATCCTACTACAAAGAAAGGATTTGATCCTGAAATTACTAAAGATCCAGTAATTACAGCTGAACCTGAGAATGGAAATCCTGAGGTTGCTGAACTGGTTACAAATACAGTAACACCAGTTGTATCAAAAGATGATAGTTGAACTGAACCACTAAAGTTAATGTAGGGTACACTAGAACTTACTAGCGTACCATTTTGATATATATCAATAGTACCACTTCCATTATTGGGGTCTACATTATATACACCAACAGGAACTTGGTCAAGGAATCTAACTATGGCCATTATTTATTTTTAGGTTTTATCCATTATAAATATGACAAACTAAGGTATCAATCCGGTTCTTTTTTGATTTTCTAAAGATTTTAATGTTTCTTTTTCTGTAATAGTTCCATCCCCATTATCTTGACCTGTATATAGGGCATCGACTGAAGAAGCTTCGATTGAAAAAAGTACCTTTGTAATGTCTGTATATTTTTTTAATGAATTTATATCTTTTTGTAAAATTTCTGGAACGATATATCCATTTAATTTTATATTAAAAGTACTTCTTACAATACGTTCATCGTTATTAACTAATTCAGTTTGGAACCCAAATGAATCAATCATTGCTTTAAATTTGTATCGTTGAGGATCACCCCAATAAGCATCTGAAGCATATTCAATTGCTTCTACTATTTTATTTAATTGTTCTACATAATATGTAAAAGCAATACATGTATAAGTAATAGTAATATAATCCGGAATTACAGTTGCATAGAATTGTCTTTCAGGAGTTCTATTATTTAATACTTTAAAATTATCGTATGAATTTCTTGGATCATATTTTTTAGTAGAAACACTGTAATTATGAGGGTTATTAGCATCTAATTTATTACCTATACTTCTGTTTTTTTCTAATGAATCACGTTTAAACATGATTAAAGGAGCCATAATTTTACCATTTTGGTCTCTATAATAACCATCCTTTTGATATGATTTCCATTTTTCAGGAGAACCATAAATTACAGGAACAGGTAAACGCTGACCATTTTGTGTAACTGAAGGTTGTATTACATTTTCAAAATAATAAAATACAGCTTCATCAATATCTTGGATACCAATACTAAATGGTTTTACATTATCTCCTTTAAATGAAGTTTGTAATGCTCTACTAATAGGTTTAACATTAGGATCATCATAATTAGGATTACCAGCAGGAACATAAGTTGATTTATGTTGCTCAACACTAATTTCTCTTTGTGTTTTTGGAGTTGGTTTATTTAATCTAGTTTTAGCCATTACATTCTTGATAATATGATATTAACACGATCCGATGGTACATAATGACAATCACATCTTACTTCTACACTATAACCAAATTTATCTAAACCTGGGTTTAATGGATTATCTCCATCAGCATCATTATTAGGATATGAAGGATTTTTACCTGTAAAATATTGGGTATCATAAGTATTATCTATTTCCCAATATCCATTTTGATAATGAATAACATCACCTACTGCTGGTTGAAGATTAGCTCCATAATTTCCTGGAAGTGGGTTTAGGTTAGAACCAAAACTCATACTAATATTGTAATCTAAAGTAGGACTTAATAAATCATCCTTTAAAAATCTAAAAGTTATAGGCCAAGTAAAATCAACACCTAAATCACTTGTAGGAGATTCAGGAGATCCTAACTCTACTAAAGCAAATAATATAACAGGATCAGAAAATGTTCTTCCTTCTGATGCTTCCCCATACATGTTAACTGTTGTATTAGCTACATTATATTTGTAAAATATTACTTCTTGAGATATAATATTCCCCATCAACTCTCGGTTGACTTTTCGGAACATACTTATATCTCTTGCCTCACCGTATAATGCCATATTATCCTATAAAGATTGTCATTGGTACGTTATTAATTTCAGCAACTCTAGCTACAGATTCTGCTTGTCTTCTTTCAAGTAATGCTTGACGTGATGTTTGATCAAAATATTCTCTTAATCTTACAATTAATGCTTCTCTTTCTGTAGCAGCAGATGAAACTAAATTATCTCCATTTAATGTTACTTCTGATCCTGGAATTGGGATTGTTGAATATTTGTTTCTTACTAATCCTAAAGCATCTTTAGCTCTAGCTAAAGTATATTCAAAGATCCAACTTCTACCAATTGAATTAATTTTAGAATATGTTGGATTTACATAAGGTACATTTGATGTATTTGAAATTTTATTAGTACCATCTCCAAACGCTGAGTCTAGTCTATCTTGAATTTTAATAAAATCAAATACTAAATAAATTCCATAATCTAATCCACCTTCAAATCCATCTTCTCCAAAAGCACCAGTACCTGGTACAGGGAATACAGAAATAATATTATTTACAATATTAAATGTATAATTTGAAAGTGTTACTTGGTTCATCATTTCAATGGCCTGCATGTTTTGCATAGTAAAACTTGTAGGCATCATTAAATAAGTAGCAGAACCATATCCAAATCCATATAAACCAGCAGCAGGAACACCTCCTAAACCACCTTGTCCTGCTAATAAAGCAGGAGAATATAATTGATTGATTGCTGGAGGTGCTTGATAATATACATTTTTAATTTCAATTCCACCTACAATTCCTTCATCTTCAGCCCATTTTGATAAATCATAACGTTGTTGTCCTGGAATTAAAGGTAATCTGCCTTTTAGCCAGTTTATGTTACCACCTGCACCTGCTTCTTCACCATATTGTTGAGACAATCTAACAATATTAGCCATTGAAGGAGTAATAATATCATCATTAACATCAACAGATGTTGGAGCTCCTTCTAAAGTTAAATAGTTATCTCTAGTTTGAAAAGCATATAATTCGTTTCCATATATTGTTACAGCTTCTTCAAATCCAGCCCAAAAGTTAATATCTTGTAATTCTACGTTTTCAATAGGATATCCTAAACGCAACGCACAAAAGTTAGCTACTTTATTAGCATCTGATTGAAATTGTGAATCACTATCATAAAACCCAAAAGGGGTTGGAGGTGGCCATGTGCTAGGTGTAGCATAATAAGATGCTGATACTTGCGCAAATGAAGATGAACCAGGCCAAATTGGAATGTTTGCCATAATTTTTTATTAGGTTGTTACAATGTAATATTCTATACTCGCAGCACTACTTGATGGTTGAACTTTAACTGATTGAATATCACTAAAATTAAAGCTACTAGTATTAACACTTACACTTCCTGTCATTTTACTTGTAGATATCATATATGAACTACCAGTAGCAATTAAATAACTCATAGCTTCTGTTGAAGACGATACAATTAATTTAATTGGTGTAACAGTTGAATTATTAGTTATTCTAACATATTGAATACTACTAGTTACAAATGTTCCAGCACCTGGTACTGAATCCATTGAAAATAATGTTGTAACTGAACCAGTTGGGACGCTAAGGATTCTATTATCTACGTAATTAATATTATTAATTGTTTGAGTAACAGAAGATCCTACATTGTCTCCGTTTAATGTTAAAATCTCAAATATTTGGGAAGTGAAAGTTGCCATGCTTTTTAATTATAAATATTGAAAAGCTATGTTTCATTCCTATCTTTTAGAACTTCCTGTAGTACCCGAATTTCCTAAACTTAAACCTTGCTCATATGCATCATTATATAGATTAATTAAATCTTCTACAATAGGATCTCTATGATTTTGTTTTAAAGATATTGCCTCTAAGTTTTTAACTTTTTTAGAAGCTGAATATAAGAATTTAAATCCAGAATCGCGTTTTTGTTTTAAATCTACCTGGTTATCGTCTCCACAAATGATCATTTTTGATCCTTTACCAATACGGGTAACGATCATTTCCATTTGTTCGTGAGTAACGTTTTGAGCTTCATCTACAATTACTACAGAGTTTACAAATGTTCTACCTCTCATAAATGAAACAGGTACAATTTCTATAAAACCATCGTTTATGTATTTTTCTACTTTTTCTTTATCATAAAGTAAATACATGTTTTGATAAATTGGTTGAACCCAAGGATCCATTTTTTCACGTAAATCACCTGGTAGGAATCCAATTTCTTCTTTAGATACTGTTGGTCTAGTGATAATCACTTTATCAACATCTCTCATAAACAATTTTTCTAGACCAATTTGACAAGCTAATAGCGTTTTACCGCTACCAGCAGAACCTGCTAGTAGGGTAATTGTACTATCTAATATTTTTGCTTTGGCTTGTTTTTGCTCTTCGTTTAATTGAATTTTAAATTTAATTGGGTTTTTAGGTTTTCTTTTTTCTTTGAAGATATCATCTTCGTGGTGATTTGGTTGATTCATAATTTTTAAAATTAATTTTAACTAACTTGTCTAAACCAGCATTAACATGCATATGGTCATCTAAAACAAGGTCAAAATCGAATCGTTCATCCAATGGAAGTACTAAATCGACTTGTGACCCCCATCTAATTAAAGAAAATCTCTCATTTTGAGCAAATATATCATATTGTGAATTTGTGAAAGGAGCAATTACGTTTACATCCTCATCAGCTATCTGTATCAGATAATAAGTATAATCTAATGATGGAGAATAAACTTTATTCCACATACGTTCATTATACTTAAGATAATCCATATTATTAGGATTAATAACTTTATTTAGGATATCTTTTTCCACTGCTAACATCGGTTTATTAGTCGATTGTATAGCGTCTAGTGGTTTATATGTTAACACACCTCCATAGGGTATGCGGTTGATGTGAACGTCGTAAAATGACATAAATATACCGATAACTAACGACGGTTTATTATAGTCCTCATCGCCAACTACATCCTGAAGAGTATAATTCATACCCTTAATTTCAACTACAGGTTCTTTAGGATCCTTAATGAATTTTTGGTATAAAATAGTTCCATCAGCTGGTGAATAGAAATGTTCATGATCAATATGGTTTGGGCGGATTGGGTCTCTAAAGAAAAATGTATTAGATAATTCCCCAACAGGCATTTTTTGAAGTTGTTTAACTTCTCCATTTAGCCATTCTGTTAAAGTTTGAGCCATTATAGTAAAGTTTTATAATGGTCAACTCTATTCAAATGCATCATCATACAAGACAACATAGCACCTGATTTCATAAATTCTGATAGATTGAATATAACAGGTTCCATTCCAGCATCACCACAAATTTTTTCTAATGTTTCTAATTTATGTTTTTCACCAGCATAGTATTCATGTGATTTTTTCATTTCTGAAATGTTTGAAGCACATAAAATCATGTTACCCATTCTTACAGAATTTGTTAATCCACCTAAAGCATCATCAACATCAATATCAATAATTTCCGTATGTTTTTCTAACATCTTAATTTCATCTTCATCATACAATTCCGTACAAATTAATGTTTGATCTTGGTTTAATGCAAATATAGAACAATCTAAATGATACAAATATTCATCAACCATAGCTACTTTAAGAATATCCATACCGTAATTTTCTTCCATCCATTCATATGTTTTAATGTTTGAACGGATACCGTATCCACCAATATAAACGTTATCATAAAGATATTTTAAATCAGCTTCACCTTCCCATTTGTATGGAGAGATTGCTGTTTTATAACCCATTTGATTAAAGAATTTTTCACCTACTTGTTCTTCGCCTTTGCGAGGATCCGAGGTAAAGTTCGATAAGATAATGTGGTTTTCATCCTTAATATGTGGTAAATAAATACCTAAATTAGCAACGTACACCTGATCCTGGAAGTTGCCTTCTGATGGTAGTAAATACGTTAAAGAACCGCCTGCAACAAAGTTATACAAATCCATAAATTGTTTGTAAGCTTTAGGACGGTTAATAGCTAATTCTTCGTCTGTTAATTCTTGCATCCAAATGTTATTTGGATCTGAAGTAGACAAAGAGAATGGGAAGTTCATTACATAACTCTGTAAAGGTAACTGACTTGGGGTTTCTTTCATTTGTAACTAATTAATTGTTATTTACTATACATATTATATAGACCTATACTAGTACAGAAAGAACAAAAAAAAAGCCCCGATTTCTCGGGGCTTCTTTAAGTTATGTTATCTCTAAATTAGATAGTATTTAATCCACTGATGTAGATTTTACCATAGAATTCAGGACGTAACATTTTCTTAGCGTAACGAGTTAATAAACCTTTACGAGGTGTAAATGTTTCTGGATCGTACACTAATGGAGTCATGATTAACGGAATGTATGGAGCAAACACAGCACCTGTTTCCAAGAATTGTGAACCTCTGTAACCCATTAAAATCAAGTTTTCAGTCATGTAAGGATTTTTGTAAACCTTGTAGCGACCGTTAACTGTACCGATTTTCTGTACACCGAAAGCGTATTCCATTTGATCAGCTTCGCCATTTGAAGTAGAAGCGAATCCTGGGATTGATTCCAAGATAGTTGCTACTGTTGGAGAAGTAACTAAGAAATTAGCGCCTCCACGTAAAGTCAATTGATGGATCTTGTTAGATACTTTTTGGATTTTAGTACCTAATGTTTGGAACCATTGACCTTGTGTGTTGTAGAAACCTGAAGCTTGAGTAGCGAAAGCACCATTTGCGTAAACAGTGTTGTTAATAGCTGACCAGTATTCAGTATCAGCAGCTGCATCTTCGATTAACATATCTAAGATTTCTAAATCAATTTCCATTGAAATGTACTCGCTCATGATGTTAGTCAATTCAGCTTCTGCATCGATGTTTTGGTAAGCAGCTAAATCTTGCGCAAATTCAGGTGTCCATACTGCTTTTAACTTTTTAGTTTTAGCAGAGATTGGTTGTGATTGCATTCTAACATTGATCTCAGGGATAACGATTTGAGTAGTGTTAGAGTAGTTAGCAGGTACTGAGAAAGAACCTGAAGCTTCGAAATCACCACGACCTGATTGGTTACCACCTACAGCAGATGCTTCGTTGTTACCTGAAGTAACGTTGATACCATCTTGTGAAGTTGATTTTTCATAAAATACAACTGCTGAACCTGATGTTGCTGCATAAGTTGCAGAAGCAGTAAAGAAGAATGAAATTGTACCAGCTGTGTAGTTGTAAGTAGTGAAAGCAGGTAATAAGTTAGCTGGGTTTAATACACCACCATCTAAAGTACCTGAAACTACGAAACCACGAACTGCATCCTGATCAAATGAAGGGATGTACAATGAAGCTGTAGTTAAAGTAAATTTAGCAATTTGACCATTAACGATTGATTGTGAGTAATCAGAATCAAAGTTTAATTCAGCCCATGTAGCATCTACAATAGAAGCTGTACTAGCAGCTACAGTAACAGCAGCACCGTTAGCTGAACTTGTTACAGGAACAGCTGAACTTGTAAATTGGTTAGTTGCGTAAGTGAAACGACCTTCTGGTCCACCATATAAACCACCTACAGCAGCTGGAGTAGAGAATGGGAATTGAGAAGCTGTGTTTCTGTTACCATACAATGATTGACCTTGAGTAAATGGAGTCTTAGAGTTACCATATTGGAAATCTAAGAAGAACACTAGTCCTGAAGGCATGTTCATAGGTTGAACTGAAACGAATTCTTTAGCTACGATAGTACCGAATACTTTTCTTACTAAAGGTAACGCGATACCAGCCCAGTTCTCACCTTGTCCACCTGAAGTGAATGAAGAGTTAGAAGAGATAGTATTGTTTTCAGTTACTAATTGTTTAGCTTGGTTTTCTAACATGATTGACATGTTATTTTTGTCAAGCTCGGTTAAGCCTTCTAAAAGGCCTGTTTTAGCCCATTTTCCGGCTAATTTAGCAGCATCAGATTGGAGATTTTTCCAAGATCCAGCTGCCGATTCGAGTAATTGATTTACTTGTGACATTTTTTTAAGTTGTTTTTTTAGTTGTTGTTAAAATTATTTTGTAATTCCTGCCAATGTTTGCCATCTAGCAAATTGGTTATTTACTTCAAGAATTGGTTTCTTTGTTGGAGCAATACCTGCTACTTTAGAAGCACCACCAATCATTGATTCGTTAACAGATGATTTCTTTTCATTTAATCCTTCTGATAATGTTTCGTA